TTAGTGCATTCATGTAAACATATCCTCTAACGTGGCAACTGGTTCTGTATTCCAACCAATGCCTTCTACAATTTGTTTTAATGGTTCAAGAAAACTCTTATTGAACATTGTATTATAATCTACATACTTATGAATGTCAAGCTCTTTTGGAATTTTACCAATAAATCCAATACAATTTTCACGAATAGTATTTGGTTCCTTTAAGTATAGGAACTTAATCTTCTCGCCTTCTTGGATTGCTTCATACTTCATAGTAAGATTGTGCTTCTCGAGCAAATAGTTATACATCAACGCACCACGAACATGCATCGGTGTTCCCTTTGCGTAGATGTCTGCCCTTGATGTATACTTAGCAAGTCCATTGACACTTCGTGGGAAAGCAATATCTTCAGGTTCCATTTTATTAAACAACCCACGAGTGTGCTCAATAAACTTCTGTAGAGTTACCTCATCTGCAGTCAATGATAGTCTTACTGCTTCCTTGAGACTTTCGCGAACAGGAGCAGGAGTGGAAGAACGAACGATCTCGAGACCCATGACTTTAAGTTTCGGGTCTTTGTATCGGACACCTTCATTATCGTAGACGTTGAGTGCATACCTTTTCTTCGCAACCCAGAGACCACGTTCTGCGATTGCCTCACGTTTGAATACAATTTTCTTTTGAAATGCATTCGTGTAGTCCGCAAGTCCATCGCAACTCTTGTTGATTGCCTCTGTGATTTTCTCCTCGCAGATTTTATCGAGAACGTCAATGAGTTTATCACGTGATAGATTGCCATAAAACTTACGAACAAGAGGGTCCAAGGAAATATAGCAAGAATCAGTATCACTGTAGAAAGAGTAGTTGTGTCCATTTGTTCCTACAACCTTGTTAAGATAGACGTCAAGTGCCTTACCTACTTCCTGAATAATATACTGACCAGTGGTAGTGATGCCCTCGGCAATACGAGCATCATAGTAACGGAAATATTCATTCGCCAACGCACCGAACAGTGAGTTCAACTGAATCTTTCTTGCCATCTGGAAGTTATTATACTTCGAGATGTCGTTCTTTAGTTTGGGGTTTTTGGTTTCTTCATATTCTTTCTGAGCAATGATCATCAGTTTCTTGTAACGTTGACGGTCATCGAAGAACTTCTGCACAATCTCAGGAAACATTCCCATCTTCTTACGAGTATAGCAATAACCATTGGCAGTCATGCAAACATCATCTTGTTTGAGAGAGTCAAGGTCATAACTATGTCCAAGCAATCCCTTCACAGTCGTATCTTTTACCACACCCTGAACGAAAGTCTCTGGTGATTGGTTATACTGCATGATGATTGATGGATACAGCGAGGTGGCATCAAAGGAAACAACCCAGTCATACCTTCCTGCCTTTGGTTCTTGCACATACGCACCTTCAATAGTCCTACCCCTGTTTTCTTTCTTCTGGGGAATCTGGATATTTTGATCATGCAAGTGATTGTAGATAATACAATCCCACGTGCGAACCTGCGAGAACACATCAGTATAGTTGCACTTAGCATCGTATGCCATCGTAAGCACAAGTTCAATCAGTTTCATCTTGCGCTCAAGTTCATCAACGATCTCAACGTCGATGATGTTATACTCGACGAACCGTGTCCAGTCTTTGGTGTAAAACTCACGGAATGTTTCATACGGATGTTCAAGTTTTTTCCTGCCAAGTTCTTCCTTGGCAATGTGATCCAACTTGTAACTCTCTTGACGAGTATATGTAAACTTCTTATAGAGATCGAGATAGTCGATGACTGCGACACCAGTAATATCATATGAGATATGTTCGCGACCCATGATTGTCAAATTCTTGCGGCGAACAAGACCCCATGGCGAGAACTTCTTGCGCATAGTGGTATCTTCTTCGGTGCAGAACAGACGATCTATCCGAGAGATAAGATACGCAACGTCGAACAGTTCGCAGTTCCAACCTGTGATAATATCTGGGAGATCATCAGAATAGAAACGCAAAAAAGTTTCCAGTAGGTCGCGCTCATCATCACATTTCACATAGAGAAACTTGTTACCTGCATCTCTCAGGGTCTGCACAATCTCAGAGTTCTTATCATCAAACTCACCGCAACCGAATGTGACGATTTGACGAGTGATGAGATTCTTGACTGTGATCAGCAGAACACTTTCGATAGGATTGTTTACATCAGGAAACCCATGCTCTGCAGAGGTCTCAATATCGACAGTCTGAATGTTGAGTTGAGACATATCCCACTGGATTTCGCCAGGATACTTCTTTGTAATGTATTGGTAACCATAGTTGGTCTGACCAAAGATTTCAAAGTTGTCTACTTGTCCATATGTTTGGACAAACTGCTTGGCAGCATTGTTGTCTTCAAAGTCAATCGGTTGGAGATCTTCTCCATACAGAGACTTGTATATTGTTTCTTCACCACCCTTGGATTTTACAAACAGGGTCGGACTGAAGTCATCTCGTTTGGTAAAGCGCACACCGTTATGTACTCCACGGACAAGAACCTTGGAACCATACTGGTGTGCGCATGTATAAAATTTCATAAAAATCCCTCATCAATCAAATACTACTATACTATAAAACATAACAAAAGTAAAGGGATTTATCGTAGTTTATATCCTAACTTTGCTTCTAGTTGTTCAACAGTTGTCGTTTCGATTTGAGACTTAGCAACAAGATTATTCACAGTGTAGGCGACGGTTGTTCCATCTTTCAGATAGACAACCTTGTAAAGCATGTCAGGAACAGGGACTTGACCTTTACCCAACTTCTTTGGTGTCTTAGAATACTGCGCACCTGTAACAACCCACTTGAATGGCATGTCACGAACTTTATCTTCGAGCAGACGCCAAGCAACACGGTTGACAGAAGGCAATTGCGGTGTCATGTTAGTCATCAGGAATGTATCTGACATCTCATTTGGATCATCAGCATTTGCTGCAGGAACCATGTGTCCACGGTCATAACCAGAGTTGGTATAGTCAGCAGGAGTTGGCGAGTCTGCGATGCGCTTGTCTGCACGGAAGTCGTCGGTGCGTGGAGTTTTCTTTACTCGTTCTTGTGCGATCTCAGTCGAGAGAACGTTTGCATTTAGATCGTCATTATAGACGATGGCAAAGAATGAGTTACAGAGAACCTTGGTGTTCGGCACTACGATTTCTTTACCATTCGGATAGAACTGATCGCAGGGGGACGCATTAGCAGCAGTCGGTAGAGCGAACAGGAATAGAGCAGCGATTAATTGTTTCATATGATAATCTTACTTTCTGGAACGACCAGACCTGAACCACACCGAGTGTTATACTCGTTTAGCATACCAGTCTCTGGTTCAAAAATTGTGATAACTGCACCTTCGCGAAGAGGAACTACATCATTTTTCGCGTATGGGCAGAATGGTGCTAGACCTATGCCGAATTGATTATTCTGATTTGGAATCATCATAATTTGCAGCGGTTTCTTTAGAATGATAAGACCTTGGATTGTCTCATCGATATCAGCGATAATTTCATCACCACTGAGTAATTTCACACATTTAATATTGCTCATGTATTCACCTTCATTGTTATTGGTGGGTGAGAATTAATCCCACCCACCATATTTAAATTACTTTGTTTTACCTTCTGCTAAAAACTCAGCAGCTTGAGAAGGATATTCTTCATCTTGAATATCAATCTTCTTTGGTTTCTTTTCTTCTGGAATGAATGCCTCAAGAAAGATTTTCAGCATACCATTTGCCAGACTAGAACTCTTTACTTCGACGTTATCTGCGAGACTGAATTCACGTTTGAATCCTCGCTCAGCAATTCCCTTGTAAAGATATTCAGTGGATTCAGGTGAGTCGCACTTTCCAGTGATTCTCAGTAGTCCCTCTTGCAATTCAATATCAATCTCCGACTTACCGAAACCAGCAACTGCCATTTCGATTACGTAGCGATCTTCATCGACCTTCTTGATATTGTATGGAGGATATTTAATTGGCATCATCTGCGAAGATTGATCAGCAATATCTGCTAGTCTCTTCATGACACGATCGGCACCAACGAAATAACGGTCCCATTGCGGTAAACTTGTAGTATCAAACTTCATTTATTTTCTCCTGTTAAGCGAGTGTTAAAAAAGGTGCCATCCGAAGCATGGCACCTTTTATTTATACTATATTTTTATACGAAAGTCAATTATTTTTTGCGACCAATGTTATACTTCTGAACAAGTTCCCACTCATTCTTTTCCTTGAACGCAATGACTTTAATCTGATTCAACGGTGCTTTATCTTCATGAATCTCTGGATTTAGAATAGTAATTAATCCCCAATCCGAAAGAAGATGCGCTACCGTATTTCTGCGTTGTAAATCATTGTCACTAAAGTCTGCATCTTTACCATCCAAGGCAAAGAGTTCCTTAAAGTGCACAATAAAATATCTGCCCTGCTTGTGTAGAATGTGACATGATTGATAAAGAATCTTTTCTTTTCTTGACGCAACGCCAATACGGGAAAGGGTCTCGCGAACTTTCAAGAAGTCGTCAGGATTCTTTAAGTTGACTTCCAAGGGTGCATACCCAGGAAAGTCAATGTCAAAAAAATCTTCGCTCATTTTTTACCACCTTTAAACAATTTCTCTTTTATATATTTTTTTTGTTCTTCAGAGAGAATTGTGAGTGCTTGGCGAGCTTTGTCATTGCTATAACCATAATACTCTTTCACCATCTCCACTTCGGCATCGTCTTCGATTTTGATCCATTTGTCAAAACGTTTTCTAGCGCGAATAGTATTTATAAGATACATGTTTTGCATGCTCTTATCGAGATGGGAACGGCAGTTCATTTCATTTGCAGGGTGGACAGTATCAATACTGAATGTCAACCCACGATTAATGATCCAAGGATTGTATTGTTTCTCAGACCAGTCATCAACAATCAGATTCTTCTTTTCGTAGTTTATATCCTTGATGAAATCGAAGGGAGATATACCCTTTTTCTTTTCTTTGTACTCCTCAACATCATATTCTACAGTCGGAGCACCCAATCCATCGAGCACTCCAGTCATTATTTCCACTCCATCCCTGCCATAATTTCAGCAAGGCAAGCAACCAGATTGATCTCAGGGTTAGCAGCAAATGCTGCCTTATACTGATAATCTGCAAGCAACAGAACCAACTGCGAAGGATACTTTACTTCATCAAGAATGGTATCATAGATCTTACGGAAGATAAGATTTGGGTCATTGTCAATGTTATCGACCACCCAGTTACGCATCTTCTTGAAGTCTTTGCTCTTCAATGAAGAAACCAATTCCTTCATGTTTACTTCTTGAATGTTGACGAGGATACCTTCATCAATAGTTCCGGAGACACTGTATCGCTGCAGTTCGTTTAGGACACGGCGATAGTCAGGGAAGTGCTTCTTGAGAACTTCAGCAACAACCTTCTCGTCGAATACAACATTCTCAGTAGCAAGGATGTCAGACAGACGCTTCATGAAACGACCTGCCATCTTAGGACGGTCTGCCTTTGTCAACTTAAATTCGATGACAGCAGTCCGACTGTGAAGAGGAGCAATGATTCGGTTCTTGAAATTACAAGTGAAGATAAACCGACAGTTGTTTGCAAACTCTTCGATGAATGCACGCAACGCTGGTTGGGTAGAGTTTGGATTCAGATAGTCTGCCTCATCAAGGATAACTACCTTGGTCTTACCACCAAAGGAAACAGAGGAGGCGAACTCCCGAATCTTAGTGCGGAGAACATCAATACCTGATTCTTCAGAACCGTTGATAATAATGTAGTCACATTCAAGTTCTTCACAGATCGCTCGAGCAATGGTAGTCTTACCTACACCTGCCGAACCACAGAGAAGCATGTTAGGGATTTCACCAGTCGCAACGAACTCGCGAAACGTCTTTAGTTGATCATCGGGGAGAATACAGTCATCAAGTTTGTGAGGACGATACTTTTCAACCCAGAGGAACTGTTCTTTTGATACGTTCATTTTTCACTTCTTCCATAATGTTATACTTGGGAGTCCATCCCAAGTTTCTCAATTGTGAATTGTCAGCATGTGTGACAATTCGTTCACCAGTTACTTCACGAATAGGAACATCACGGTATCCAAATTCACGAGCAACATCAATAACAGAGACAGGATTACCTGTCCCAATATCCATCTTACCCTGAATACGGGTATCTGTCAATATAATTCTCATCGCTGAAACAACATCTTCAACATGAGTCCAGTCGCGTTTATGATCAGTAAGATACTCAATCTTGTCATTGAGCATCATGTCGTAGAACATATCGGGACGGGAGTCAGGTCCATAGACAGTGTGAAATCGCATTCCTACAGAATATTTTGGAGCAATTTCTTCCATTGCCTTCTTTGTAGTAGCATATGGATTCTGCCACCACTCATATATTGAAGACGAGGAAGCATAGACACAACGAAGATTGAGACGCTCGCATTCGGAAAAGACTTGCATCGATCCTTTAACGTTCACATCCCAATATTCTACAGGGTCTAACCAACTCTTGCGCACACCTGCTAGTGCGGCAAGATGCAGGACTGCTCCGTAATATTCAGAGATTTTAAACTCTCGGATATCTCCCTCATACGGAATCATCTCGAAGGAGTCGGACAGAATGCGTAAAGCATTCCGTCCGATAAAACCTTCCCACCCAGTAATTAACACCTTCATGAGTTGTTGCGCAACCAGTCAAGGATATTTTCTGGTGAAGTGACACCATAAGGATCGTCGGCACAGTTGTCCTCGACAACATCACCTTCAATGAACCACTTCTCAATCTGACCGTTATTCACAACACATGCATACCGCCACGAGCGAACACCAAATCCAAGATTGTCCTTGTGAACATCCATCTTCATTGCATCGGTAAACTTACACGAACCATCAGGAATCATCTTGACCTTCTTGATCTTCTGATCCTTTGCCCAACAATTCATGACGAAGGCATCATTGACAGATACACAGTAGATGTCCTTGATACCAAGTGCCTTAAACTCAGCAAAGTTCTTTTCAAATCCAGGCAACTGGTATGTCGAACATGTTGGAGTAAATGCACCAGGAAGAGAGAACAGAACTACACGCTTACCTGCAAAGTAATCATAGGTTGTCTTATCTTCCCAACGAAATGGGTTTGGACCTTCAATCGAGTCATCGCGGACACGGGTCTTGAAGACTACGGCAGGAACAATCTCAGGCAGTTCCTCTTCGCGTGTGTCGTCGTCCCACTTATTTTTAAATTTAAACTTCTCTGCCATAGTTTATTCCACTCCAGATACAATAATGTCAATGTCATTCAGACGCAGAAACTTATTAAACTGACGAACAACTTCTTCTGGATTACTGAGATCTAAATCGAAATCCATACTCGTCGAGCGATTAAGATGTTCATCATCACTGTTATAAGGTACACGCGAACTAAACGAAATTTCTAACTTGTCCATAAAAAATCTCCAATTAAACTACTGACGATGGTTCCATTGCCAACCAATACTCAAGGTTCTTGGTTCCATGCTTGAAGTGCATTGCTTTCTTGCGACCGAGAGCAACAGTATAGTCATCTGTAATGACCTTCAGATTCTCAACCTTGAGTCGGCAATCAAAGTCACCAACATCAGTTGTAGTCAGTTCCTTACGATACGCATTCGCACGTGGATTGCTCGGGTCGCTGACGCTGAGAGTAACCTTACCATCCTTAGAAACAATACTCATGGTTGGAGCAGAGAGAACGTTCGCTGCCTTCTGCACCATGCTGATGTCAGCGGCGGATAGAGTGAAGTCGAAGAATGGATCAATCTCGAGAGTCTTATCTGGAGCAGCAGTAACTACGCTGGGATCAGCATAACCATACTCGAACTCAGACTTACCTTCACGAAGGAACATACCTGTTTCTTCAAAGTCAATCTCAGGGTTTTCCCAAAGACTCAGCAACGCAAGGAAGTTGTTCAAGTCATATACCGCAAACTCACGGTCGAAAGTTTCTGAGACTGTTGCGCGAGAGAGGATATTCTTACCTGCACTGACAGTGGAAAGAACATTCCCCTGACGAACAAGAATATTGGTATTGATACTTGCAAAGTTCTTGAGAAGCGCAAGTGTTTCGGATGAAATCTTCATAATATATTAGTCCTTTTTCTTTTTAGTTTTCTTACTGTTTTCTGCAGTAAAATCAATTATACCTGGAATAGTGTCGGAAGTCAATAGAGAAGTGGTTCCCATGTTATCATAGTTCCATTCGCCTGTTCCCAGACTCGTCTTGGGAAACGTATATTCTGGGTTGATATTAATAGTATCTGAAAGCGACAAGGATGTCTTCAATTCATAGACTTTAGTATTGACTTTTTCAGATTTTTCGGGTATACTAATCTGTTGTTCCTTGTCGTGCACATGCATCGCAATGATTGCATAGTGAATGACCTTCAACAAATCCTTACGCCAGTCTTCAGGTGTTCCCTTGTGACCATAACGTTGGGCATACTTTAGGATATTCCCCACGGTAAAACCAATACCATGACCACCGTCGATAATAAACTCGGTTGCCTGATATTGATTCTGTGAGTAATGCTCACCATAGGTGGCATCAATATACTGGGTAATCTCCCGAAGGAGATCACCCTCATCATACTTGTAATTAATTGTCATTATGTCTCCTTAGAATGGTACTTCTTCCATTTGGTTGAAATATGCGTCATCATTTTCAACTACATCATTGGTGCCATCGTCGACCTTCTTATAGAGGTCTAGGAAAGCACTCTTGGTGTCAGAGTCGAAGCGATTGACACAGAGTTCGATTGCTTTAGGGCGCGAACCGAACATAGCGAAAGCATTTACGATGTGCTCGAGACGACGAGTCGAGATAAGTTCTTCGACACCACCTTCATAGAAGGTCTTACGGATAATATCCGCCCAAGTTACCAACTTGTCAGCGAATTCGTCATCAACACTGTTGACCTTTTCCATCTTGTTGAGAATAATTTGTTTCTCAATCTTCAGCGAAGGATATTCCTGCTCAACAGTGATGGCGAAACGCTCAAGAAACGCATCGTCAAGAATCTGAGCAGACATAAACTTACCGTCGTCTGAACCCTTACCCTTGGTGTTAGCAGTGGCGATGATGTTGAAACCTCGTTTCGGGTGAACGGTCTCGCCAGTCTTTTTGTTGAAGTATGGTTTACCTTCAAGAATTGCCTGAAGGCACATCATCTTGTTCGAACCACGGTCGATTTCGTCAAGGATGAGAATAGCACCACGCTTCATAGCAGTGAGAACTGGACCTTCGCGATAAACAACGTTACCGTCGACGAGGGTGTTACCGCCAATCAGGTCATCTTCATCAGTTTCAATCGAGATGTTGACACGCAGACATTCGCGCTTCAACTTAGCGCATGCCTGTTCAACCATGGTGGTCTTACCGTTACCAGAAAGACCAGAGATGAACGTCGGATAGAAGTTCAACGACTTCAGAACCTTCGTCAGATCTTTATAGAAACCAAACGGAACATAGGTTGGGTCAACCGTCGGAACAAGGTTGTCAACCACAGTCTGCAACTTAGGTTGGATAACCATCTTAGGGGCAGCGACAGGGATTTGTGCAACAGGGGTAGACACACCTGCCATCAGCGGCGACAAGTCATACGTACCACGCTTGATCATACGGTCGCGCTGAAAAATCCAACCAGGATATTTCATACCGAGCGATTCGGCAGCGGCGACAACGTCGCGTTTACGGAAAACACCACCGTTGGTGTTGTTGTTGGAAAGGTACTCAACTAAAGCATCACGGTTCATCATAATAAAAAATCCTCACATCACATCATCAATCAATATAACCACTATACCCCGAAACGTGGAAAAAGTCAAGCCCTTTCTTTCGTTTCGGGGTAATTATTTTCAAGCAACTGCTTGAATCATCTTGTTCAGCAGAACACGATTGGTCTGCTTTTTGTTCTGAAACTTCTTGAATGCTTGGCGAAGTTTCTTAGGAGAATTATCTTCTGCTTCCAGAACATCTCCATCGATGCTCAAGTCTTCGCCACCTGGAATCAGGAAGCGGTCATTGTAACCGAAAGAATTTTTAGTGTGGAAATACTTTTGCTTCCATTCTTCCTTCCACTTCGCATCGAAATCTTCACCAGAGTTATGCATACGTTTCGCAGTCCACTTAGCATGAGATCCTGCGTAACTGGCGATGAAGAAGTTAATAGTCCGCGAACCAGTTGCCTTCTGATACAGGTTGAGGAGTGCAGTTTGCATCTGGTAAGAATTGTTATCATCATACTTAACGGTCGTAACAGCACCAGTGGTGGAATCGGTGATATTTACATGGTTCGCACTGTAACGCGAACCTTGGATGCTGATGTTACCATCGCCATCACCATCAGTCAGGAAGATGGTATTCAAAACTTCAACGCGATTCTTGGCGCGAAACTTATCAGCAATCGAACGAGCAACCATGATTGATTCCTCAAGAGGAGTCGATGCTAGACCCATGATATTAGAATTGCGGAAAAATTTTTCTGAATTCTTGCGACGCATACGATAATCATATCCCATGCCACACATAAGAAGGTTGCGAACCACCTCATTAAACTTACCAGAAGAACAATTATCGGAAAGGAACTGCAGCAGACTGAACGAGTTGTCGCCAATGACAAGTTCTTTGTCGCTTGTTTTTGCCGCAGCATCGCGACGGTCGCGCATTTCATTTCCTTGAGGGAAACTGTCAATGATCATACCGTTGTTAGTGAAACCATAGACTTCAAACGGAATACGAACCTTACGGCAGAACATCATAAGAGTTACCAACTGCTCAATCGTACCACGCATGTTTGATGCCATTGAACCAGACATGTCGAGGAACAAAAGCATACCATGGTTTTTACCATCAGGAACAACTGTGTTACGAGCAAACAAATCTTCGCTGATTTTATGCGCCCACACACGGTCAACGTCTAGACGACCAGTCTTAGCAACCTGCGCACGAGCGAACTGAGAAGCGCGACGACGCATTTCAAATTCCTGAACCATCAGGTTGATATACTTCTGGTTCTTGCTGCGGAAGTCAGAATAAACTTCGTTGGCAGTCGTGTCGTAGTCAACTGGTTTTGTCAACCAGCGATCAGTGTATACGGAAGGGCGCATGTTATCGACAACCCAATCCATAGGAATGACATAATCCTTGAGTTCAACCTTGCGGAGAATACCGTAAGCATATGGACGCGACTTCGAGTCAATGAATTCTTCTTCCTTCTCGCGGAACATTTGATCAGTGATAGAAATAGGGTCTTCATCGAAGGTTGGCACATCGTTCGAACCTGGAAGTTTCACACCAGTATTAGGTTTACCAGCATCGTCTTCACCAGAGTCACCGTCAGATTCGGTATCACCAGCAGCATTCTTGCCAGAATCAGCATCAGCATCATCGGCAGGTTTATCAGCAGTTTCGCCATCGCTATCGGCAGCACTATCGCCAGTTGACTGGTCAGAATCCATTTCTGAAATCCACTTATCAACATCACCAGCAGCATCATCGTCGCCTGATGTTTCCATCATTTCACCCATGAATGTTGACGAATCAAAGTCATACTCAGGTTCAGACTTGGCGAGTTCGTAGAGTTCTACTGCGAGCGCAGCAACATCATCCCATGTTTCCAGCGCATCAACGCGAGCAAGATACTTACGCTCATCGTCGCTGAAGGGAGCAGCAAGCAAGGAACCAACCTTGTAATGCAGGTTGATACGGTCAATGAGGCGCAACTTGTTGAGGTCATATCCCTTAACGCCGAAGAAGTTGTTGTCAAACAGTTCCTGGTAACCAGCGAAGAAGTTCTTGCGGATACCAGGAAACTTGTCCTTAATCTTGCGCTCGATACGAGCATCTTCAAGAACGTTGAGGAAAGACTTGATACCCATACCACGAGCATCAATCTCACCATGCCAACCCTTAGCAGGTGTGAACAATGCATGACCAACCTCATGACCGATAAGCAGGTCATAAAGGTCGGTCGACATATCTTTCCAGATAGGGAGGATAAGGGTGCGGTTCTTCAGGTCGAACATCGCGGTCGGAACCTTCTGGTGTTCAATCCGAAGGTTCTCAGTTGCGAGCAATTTAGCAAGGGTAGACTTATGGGAAATAGACATCACGAACCTCATCAATTAATATATTTCATTCTACCTCGAAACGAGGCAAAAGTCAAGCCCTAAAATTACTTTCAGGATAAATTAATTACAGCGAGTGATGCGCTTTTCGTAGTAGTCACCATATCTGTCTACGCCGCTGGTAAAAATTTCACGGCAGACAGGACGACGATAGTGATAATTATATTCACGGTCGTAGACTTCTCGGTCGGTCGCACGTTCGTCGGTTCGACGATTGCTGCTGGTAGCAGCACCAAGGATGAAGGCACCTACGCCGATAGCGATTGCCTCACCAGTGCTAATGCGCGAACGCTTATGCTGGCGGTCACCCCGACTTTGTTCCCAACCGTTTCCATCACGGTTGCGTGCTTCAGCAGCAACAGGAGTTGCGACCACAGCGAGAGCAATCAAACTTGAAACAATATTCTTAATCATCAACTTTCTCCTTCTATTATTCCATTCTACTATAAAACGAATGAAATGTCAAGCCCTAATATTTCGTCATCGTTCCGTCGTGATGAGCGAGGTAAGGTTCAAACTTGATGTTCGGGTATTCTCTAGCAAGCCCCTTGAACATTTCAAGATTTGATACGGCATCATCGAACAGGCGAACACGAGCGTATTTGCCTGTATCGAGATATTGTTTGATGTAGATTTTCTTGCCTTCTGCAGAGTTCGGAGCATTAAGATTACCAGCGCGATGCACGTGGATATCGTCAATGTCAATGCCTTGTTTGCGGAAGGTATCTAAGAACACGTCACGGTCATCAAAGTCAGCACGAGCAGTGATAACAATCATCTTGCTGCCTTTTGCTTTGACGTTCTTGTGAATGGCAATCAACTTATTAATTGCCTTCGCGATAGGTTCAGATGTATCGCGGAAGTGCTTAGCATCGCGGAACTCGCGGAAGTCGAAGGACTCGCCAGCACCAAGTTTATAGGTGTTAAACTCTTGGTTTGAAAGTTTACGAACCAGTTCGCCACCCTTCATAACATAGATGAGTGCCTTAGTGTTGAAGAGGGTCTCGTCGATATCCCAAATGGTCAGACCAGAACCCTCTTCTCGTTCGTAAATATATTCTTTAAAACCAATCATAGAATTACTATACCTGCTTTTTCCGTAAAAGTCAAGCCTATTTATTCGTTACTGGTTTTTTTCTTGCACGTTTTGGTTGTTGAGTTTCTTCTGGCGGATCTTGTGCCACGATACGCTTCTCTAGACGCTTCGCGACCTCTTCGGCATCCAACCAGATATCCTTGTTGTCGAGCATCGACTTGATTTCTTCAGGAGTCAAGAAGTCCTTATAGAATGAATCAAATAATTTTTCTGACCAAGACCTGAAGTGTGTGATTTGATCATACATCTCACCACCCTTACCAATTGTGCCACTGGAATAATTGTGGAACATGAACATGGTATGGTCAGAGAGTTCGAACCTGTCTGCCGATAAGAATATCAAAGTAGCAGCGCTCATACAAATACCCTCGACTGAACAGACGATAGTAGCGTTTGATTCCTGCATCGCACGAACCAGTTGTAAAGCAGAGAACAAGTCACCACCTTCACTGTTAATGCGAATGTAGATTATATCAGTCTCACCCGCTGCTCGGAGAATCTGGAACCATTCAACATATTCTTCCGCTGGTTTAATTTCACCACAGAGATAAAATGTAACAGCAGTTGCTACTGGTTGCTGGAAGAACTTAGGTTTAGGAAAAAAGGGCAGGTCATTCTCACTCATAGTGTCGCGTGATCGCGGTGATTTTGTCAATTTGTGCATCAATAATTGGTATCCTGTTTGGCCAATGAATATACTCCTTCTCAGGATTCTTCATCAGGTTGTAAAGTAGGGGAAGAATCAGATCTTCGACTTGTTTTAGTTTCTCTGATACTTCCATTTCAACGAGTCGTTTGTGCTCAGAGATCATTGGTGACTGGTCTGCAGTAAGAATGCGAGACTCGATGTCGTAAAGTTTTGCCATAATCTCATCTTTGAGATCACCAGTGTCAACTGTTACTTGTGTGGTTGTTGCTGTTGGATTGTTTACTTCGATTGGATCTTCAAATGTAAATCCAAAATCATAGGTTGTGTTTGACATATTTCCTCAGATACTTTCTTGCTCGTTTGTTTAAAGACTTGAGTGCCATATCGAGTTTCAACTGTGATACATGATCAGAGAAATTCAATCCTTCCATGTGATCAAATTCATGCTGGGCGATCCTCGCTTGAAGACCAACAAAAGTTTCCACCACATGAGTTCCATCAACTGTTTGATACGAAAGAGTAACTTCTTTGGGTCGTTTAACAGACAACCACAATCCAGGATATGATAAACAACCCTCTCGTGCAAGTTCTGTTTCCTTAGAGACAGAAATTACTTGGGGATTAAAAACATTCTTACGATTTTTCTCATCGACTCCCATCACAAAAACCTTTGAGTCTATACCAACCTGATTGGCGGAGAGTCCTAGTCCTCGCAGACGACGAGATTCTTCCCACAAAGTGTCAGCAAGTTCTTTCGCATTCTCAGTTTCAAAATCAAATGTTTCTGGAATCTTGCGTAGAGCAGGGTCTGTAAATTTAATTAATTCCACGGTTCATCCTATGCTTTTGTGATCACAAGTAAATTGTTATCTTCTCTTGTTGCATTATTCTCATACATAAAGTAATCTAAATCTTTAACTTTCTCTTTCAAAATATCAATATATTCAGGAACGATATCCTCGACAATTAAGTAACCTCCCGATTTAACTCGAGGAAGATAGTTATCTATAAAGAAGATTATGTCGTCTATCATGTGCGAACCATCATCAATAGCAACATCAATGTCATATGGAATCATATCCATAACCTGTGGGGAATATGCATCCCCAACAATACAGAAGATATCTTGAAATTGATTTTCTGCTTTATCAAATTGTTTACATGAATTGATGTCAAGACCAATTACTCTGGCATTCGTAAAATAATCTCTCCAAATAATCAACGATGCTCCGCCTTTGATACCAACCTCCAGGATTGTTTTCGCCGTTTCTTTTATATCTAAGAAATATTTATCATAGACTGCGGGAATATAATCATGCGTATCGGAAAACTTGTCGCTGATATATCTGGTCGTGTTTGATTTATATAATTCCGAAAGTAACATTTTTATACCACCATTTCACTGTAATTATTTTTCTTCTCAAACTTAATCAAACTGCGGAACTTATCGAACAGTTGATCACCTTTGTGACTGATGACAAACACATTAGTATCTTCGCCCACAGTATCAAGCAACGTCATAACATAATCGGTGCCATTATTATCTAGTGAGGAATCAAATACCTCATCGAGAATAAGTAGATTAGTTGCTACGCTGTTCTTCATCTTAGCGATTGTTCTCCAGGTAAAGAGAAGTGCCAAGTCAATACGTTGCTTTTCACCTTCTGAGAACGAAGCATAACTAAAGTCATCACGATGTCGAGACTTGATAGTTTCATCAAACTTCTCATCAAGATTAAACTGCACGAAGAAGTCCATTGCTTGTAGATATTTATTCACCAGTTTATTGATAACTGGAAGATACTGCCGAATAATTTTAGTCTTAATACCAGTGTCCTTGAGGAGTGTTGAGACAACTTCCATGTAATGCTTTTCTTCATTCAGTCTTGCCTTCTCCTCGTTCTGCGTCAGAACTTCCTTAGCATATGACTTGAGTTTCTTCTTTTCCTCATCAATATCTGCAGTCTTAGTTGTAATGTCATTCAGTTCTAGATTGAGTGCTTGAATAAGACGCTGTTGGACAATCATCTCGTTGTTATTGCCAAGGATTTCTTTGTTGAGAACTGCTATCTGTTCACCAAGTTCTGCATGCTCTGCAATCAGGGTATCTAATGCCGCAAACTCCTGTTGAAGTTTTTCCATTCCTTCTGTCAGTTCGCCGATCTTATCCTGCCGCGATGTTACAATTGTTTCTTTATGATCATGGGCAATCCCTTGACGGCAGGTTGGACATTCATCAGTATCATTGTAGAATGCTACTTCTTTTTGCAACTCACGAAGTTGCGTCGAGAACTTGGTCTTGAATTGCTCCAGTTTCTTTTGCTTGACATTCAATTCACCAAGAGATTTTTGCTGTAGTTCTGTATCTTCTTTGCTGGTTTCCAAGTTTGTTACCAGAGTTGTGAGAAGAGTTATCTTGTTCTCGCCATCAGCGATGCGACTCAGAATTTCATCGACTCTCTTTTCTTTATTTGCTTCAAGCGTATCGACATACTCTTTCTGGATAGTTGCCTTCTGCTTCAGGACTTCTAATTTACCGTCAGCATCATGAAGACTGTCTTTAAGTTCGTTCATCTTGTCGCGCAGAACAGTATTCATTGTCGTGAAGATTTGAATATCAAGGATGTCCTCAATAATTTCACGGCGAACAAATGGTGGCAACTGCATGAATGGAGTAAACGATGCCGAACCCAGAATAACAATCTGAGTAAACGACTTGTAATTCAGTTTGAGAACTGATTCCTCGAGATACTTTTGATAATCTCGAGCAGCAGCATCCTGATTGATTACTTCACCACCAGATTGAATCTCGAAGATGTTAGGTTTAATACCACGAATAATCTTATAATCTTTACCACCAATATCAAACTCAATTTCAACCAGAAGGTTTTTCTTATTGATTGAATTCAACAGTTGTGGTTTATTGATACTGCGAAATGGTTTACCAAACAAACCAAAGCAGAGAGCATCAAGCAGAGTAGATTTGCCGCCACCATTCTCACCAACAATCAAAGTGCTGGGCGAACGATTCAGTTTTATTTCAGTGAAAGCATTACCTGTCGAAAGAAGATTCTTCCAACGAATTGTTTTAAAATTAATCATACAGAAACGTGCTGTGCCTCAATATACAAAGTTCGTAACATGTTCTTAATCTTATCCTTATCGAGATCGGTACTGACAGTATCAACAAAATCAGACAGAACAGTCATCGTATCTTCTACATCTAGTTTATCTTCTTCAATTACATCTGCTTCGAACTCAGAGAAGTCTTCGATGATTTTTAATTCGATCAAATTCAAGTCATACAATTTATCCACGAAGCGATCGAACTTATAGAAGTCTGCCTTTTTGACTACGATTAGTCTTACACAACTGCCACTAATTGGTCCAAGGTCCATACTATTAGGATCGCCAGTAGTATCATCATAGTACAACTTATGAAAGATTTTAAATGGGTTCTCACAAAACTCTACCTCGTTAGTTTCCGTCTCATATATGTGATACCCTCGAGGGTCATTATAGTCAGACCAAGTAAACTCATAGGTATTACCAAGATACAGAATATTGCCAACACGACTGCGATGGTGAAAATGACCACTACAAACGAGAGGAAATCTATCAAAACGTTCAGTGCCCATTCCGTGATCATTTTTATGCCCACGATACATTTCAAAACCTGAAAATTCAAAGTGTCCGAATACTGCTTGTGCATTACTTTTATCTACAACCTCCATGGTTTCATCATAGTTACCAGAACAAATCCATGGCACCAGCAATAGATTCTTACCACCCAGAACGATTTCTTCTGCGCTGGAATATGTGATAACATTTTCGTATTCGCGTAGCAACAAATCTAGGGAGTTTACTTCATTGGTATTCTTGAAGAAGGTATCATGATTACCTGCAATCATGTGGACATCAATACCAAGATCGCGAGTCTTGTCAAAGAAATACTCGCGGCACTTTTTCAGCGTATTGTAATTGATAAACTTGCGTCGATCAAAGACATCACCAAGATGGATAATAGTTTTGATTCCTTCACGTTCTAGATGAGGGAAAAACACCTCAGTATAAAACTTCGCGAAGAAGTTATCGAACGGAATAGAATCTGACCTAGCACCGAAGTGAGTGTCTGTGATCAACGCAACCTTCATACTCGAACTTTCTATTTACTTTGCAGGTGTAGTAGGTTTCGCTTCAGTAGGAACTACTTCTTCCAACTTTTCTTCAGTCGTTGTTTCTACAACGCCTTCTTCGGCGAGACGCTTAAGAACAATCTGACCGTCGCAGATCATATAGTGTTGTTCGGCGCCAAGATCGCTTGACTCCAGATAGATGCACCCTGCATTCTGCTTAGAAACTTCCTGAACACTGTTCCTGTGACTGATAACGTCACTTACCAATGTTCCAATAATCGCAAAAAAGACAAGACCCAAACCTGTCGTAAACCCATTCTCTGTAAACCATGCAACGTACTTGTTAGTTTTTACTTCAGTCATGTATAACTCCTTTAACAAACTTTAATAAATCCATTCTACTCTATATCAAGAGAATTGTCAATGATTTTTTGGTCTAAATATTTCGGTCGACGCTTCGGTAAGTTATTGACCTTTGGTGCATCGGGTTTATCGAACTCATCAATCATGTCCATTTGCTTCTTGACATAGTCGATAAACTCATTACCGTAGTCACCTGTATCGTGGTCTTGAGTGATCAAGTCATGGACATCAATGTTTCTCATGTATCGATACTTAGTTTGTTGCTGACGTTTCTCCTTAGCGATGCGTCGCAGAAAGGCATAGTATGTTATCTGTGTGAAATACGCGAAGGGATTCTTAGACTTCTCGGGATTAAAATTGTCGATGTAAGTAATACAATTTTCGATACCATCCGATACCATTTCTTCCCGATACGTATAGTTGATGAAGTTACTCTTGTATGCCAAGTGAGTTGCGATCTTTAGAAAGCATTCTCCGATATAGTTGGGGATACGTGGTTTCAATGTTCCTGCTTCTTTTGCGGCAAGAACACTATCTCGATACTTAGTAATCTCTTCTAAAAACTTAGAGTTATCTACATAATGTATGTTATTTTTCTTATTCTTTTTGAATGGTTTTTTCACATTCTTTTCTGGTATTTCAGTCATTTATAACTCCATCTATACATACCGTTATACTATAGTTTTTCTTATAAGTCAATGTTTTTTTTTCATCATTTTTTCAATATAAGGCTTGACAACACTCGCGATTCGAGGTATAATGACTATGTCGAGTATGATGAATAATAGCTTTACTACTGCTTAATTGAGTAAGTTCCTGCTTCTGAGTAGTCGGGAGTGGAGCAGATCCATCTCGACGTTTGCCTCCTGGGTCTCCTCGGGAAGTTTTACTTCTCCGGAGATATATTTTTGATACTGTTCTAGAAGGTTCTCTCTCAAGAGACAAACAGTAATTATTTCGGATTTGGGTAAGAGGAAATTCTTCTCTGTGGTAATACCAATCCATGGTTTAAGAACAAAAGTTTCTCCAACAACATCTTCTTGGATAACAGGATAGGGAACCACTGCGATGGGATTATCCATCCAGAATAGTTCGTTTGATTCACTGTCTCTTATCGATGCGATTACTAAATCGCCATTCTTAAATTTAATTACCTTTGGGGTTTCCATCAGTAGATATCCTCACGAGTTTATATTTAAAACCTTCTTCATTGTATAATTTGATTCTCTCTATCATGTGTAGTAGAGTATAATTCTTTCTGCTTTTCCAAGACAAGTCATCGCCAATATCAAAAAGACGACAGGAAGTTTTGTCATCCCCCTTACGCAATCCTCTACCAATCGACTGAAGATTTCTTACTCTAGATTTTGACGGCGAGGCGAATATGACATTATGTAGATTCCTTATATTTATTCCCGTCGAAAACGTGCCGTATGATGCAATGATGACTGCATCTTTTTCTTTCTCAGTAATTTCGCGAACCTTCTCGCGTTGCTGCGTATCAGTTCCACCATGAACAAAGAAAACTTGGCGGGACTTGCCGATCTTTTCTCTGATCAAGTCATATAAAACTGCACCATGTTTCTCGACAAACTGGAATAACACCAGCGTGTTGCCTTTTTGTGTGGTTGCTAGATTCTTGATTATGTTGTTGCGCTTTTGGTGTGTTACCAACCAGTCCATTTCTTCTTGGTAGGTATACTTAGTTAGTGCTTTCTTCTCTTCATCTGCATAATCCAACACGATGCAAGTTATGTCTAGATCGGCAACAGATCCTTGGTCCATCAATTCTTTGGTCGAGATAACCTTATGTACCTTACCAAACAATCCCTCGAGGATTAACTTATGTGTCTTAGTTCCGTCAAGAGTTCCTGTTGTCCCGATGCGGAACTTAGTTTTGGTGCATTTATTGAAGATTGATGTCAGCGATTTCGCTTTGAAAAGATGCGCTTCGTCTCCATATATAACATCAAACTCATCAAAAAACTTTTTAGGTAATTTGTAGATGGATTGCCATGTTGATATAGTAATGGGATACTCATTCGACTTCTCGAACCCTGAATAGATTCTCGCGCAATTATAACTTGCTTTCCAGTCTGTTTCCGTGGCATAATCTTGGAAGTCCTTATACATTTGTTCAACGAGGGAAGTGGTTGGAACGATAATCAATTGCTTGCGCCCAAACTTCTGGTGGTAACGCATCAACAGATATATGATCAGCGACTTACCTGATGCAGTTGGTGACAGTAGAAGAGTTCTGCCGATACGAATCGCATACTTGACAGCATCTAACTGGTAGTCTCTCGCCTCGATCGGTTGACCTTGCGAGTGGAGATTCAACGAGTCGGCATATTCAACCAGTTCTTCATAGGTTATGGGGTCGCCGATACGTTCAATCTGAACGTCCATCTCATATTCATTACGCTGGCAAAATTCTCTGAGATATGGAAGAAGACCTACGTAAAGTTCTTTAGTCCACATGTTGAACAAACGTGCCTTGCCGTCCCATAACTTTGCGCGATAGGTTGGCATGAATTTTGCTCCTGGAACATCAAACGTAAAGTAGTCGTTGAGTTCCTGTGCAATGCTTGGGTCGCATTCCACATTCAGATACACTTCATCTTTTTTAGTGATGGTTAGATCGGTCACATTAATCCATTTGTAAACTTGGTCCACTCAATTGCGGACTTAATATCCCATGTCCTACTATTTAGTG